GCGTCACGTGCGCCGTGAATTTCCCGGCGGTCAGAGGTCCGGTAGCGACGGTGTATTGAACGCCAAGGTATCTCTGCCCGACCGGCTGCGCCGCAAGGTTGGCCGACGGAATGCGGATCGAGATCGGCTTTCGACCAAGCGTCAGTTCTGCTTTCCCGATCGGGCTGGTGGACCCGATGATCGTCGGCGACGTGAGCGCTGCGGCGGCTGACGTGATGATCTGGAAATCAACAGTCGCGGCGCCTGATGCGGTCGCGGCCTCGTCGACGCCAATCGTGACGAACAGATCGGTTCCCTGACCGAGATCGCGGGCGACACCGAGATCGATGGTATTGGTGGACACGGCGGAAGCCGTGACGGCTTGCGCAGCGGAAAGCTGCAGCAGTGCATCTGTGATCATGTGATTCTCCTTGTGCCACCGGTTACGAAACGAGGGTTTCGGCGATGCCGAGCTGATCGACGCAGCGAACCGGGATGCCCATGAATTCAAGCTGGTTGATGTTGGAGCCGAACTGCGTCAGAGCAGCCTTGATGCCGAGCGCGCTGGACGATTTCTCAAGCGCCTGGATCATCAGTCCTTCCTTGATGCTGCGGTTGGCGTAGAACGCCGCCCTCCCCATCTGGAAATTCGGGATACGGGCGATCGCTTTCATCATCAGCTTGATGACGTTCGTTGCCGCCGTTGCCGCCTGCGTGCTGGTCACTCCGACCCAATCGGACACGTCGATATTGGCGATGCGAACCACGTAGCGCCAGTCTTTGACGACCAGACCAGCGTCCCACTGGAACAGCGACCTTGCTGCCTGATACCAGCCTCCTGCTCCGTCCGAGACAGACTCTTCGCCAAGGTCGCGGGACTGCAGGCCGGCCTTGCTTCCTTTCGGGAAGGGGCAGAATACAGACTGTTCGCCCCATACCACCAGGTACACCGATGCGTTGTCCGATCCGCTGCCTCCTGCGAGAATGACGTTTCCGCCGTTGCCCGCCGACGTGCTGGAATACCGAGTCGCCAGGCCGCTGAACGTCTTCATGTCGACGCCCACATTACCGTTGAACAGCTTGCCGCACATTTCCTGGCCCATGGCCTCAAGGAACGGTGATTCCTCGGACAGCCGGATGGACGCGGAATTGTTGTTGAGCAGCAGGATCTTCGAGTCGATATGGCTGCGGGCTTCGAGCATTGCGCATGGCTCTGTCACTTGCGCCGTGGTGCTCTTGCTCGGCGGCACGCCGGCATTCAGTTGCCGCCAATAGACTGCCGGAAGACCGGTTCGAACCGTCGTGACGTGGCTGGTGATCTGGTTTGCTTCGCAGTAGACGACATCTTCGAGGATCTCGTTTTGCTGCGACAGAAGCTCTGCGATCGGATCGATTTTGCCGTCCGGAGAGAGGCGCTTGCTGTAATCGGCCAGAGTGAGTTGGCCCGTACTGAGAGTTGGCATTGTGTTGTTCCTTTAAGGGTTCATGTTCGGGTACATGCGCTGCGCCATGGTTTGCGCAGGCGCCGCGCCGCTGTTCCTGCCGCTGATGTGCTTGTCTTCGCTGATCGCATTGCCGGCCCGGACCATGAACCTGACGATTTCAGGATGGTTCCCCAGCCCGGTAGCTTCAAAAAGCGATTTGAGTTCAGGAGTCGCGAACGCCTCCATGGCCTTCTGCGCCACCGCGAGTGACTGCGGCAGCTTGTCGCCACCGTATTCCTTGTCCGACTTCGCCGAATCAAGCCACCCGGCTTGCGCCGCAGCGAGTTGTTCAGACTGGCGCGCGGCGATTACCGGCGACATCTTCTCAAGCATCGCCTGCGCCTTGTCTTGCGGCAAGTCCAGCGACTTCGCGACCTCAGAATAGGACGCCAGAATTACAGCATCATATTCCTGCCCTTCGGGGGCGACGAAGGAATAGGACTCTGGCGCTCCGGCGGAAGCGGTTTCGGAAGCATCCGTAGCCGCCGTTTCTTGGCCAGCAGTCTCCGCAGCAGTAGCGGCCTCTGGTTCCGTTTCAGCAGTGCCGCCATCAGTGGTTTGGGTGGCGTCAGCAGTTGTTTCGCTTGTCATCAAGTGCCTCTTGAATCATGACTGAATAGGTGTCCGGGCAAAGCAAGTGGATTTGCCCAATGATGCGCAGCCCATCGTTCTTGCACCCCTCGGCAAACGCCATGGCCATTGAATTCGAATTGAACGACGACCGGAAAATCCCGGCCCGATCCAGAAGCCTCCAGACGATTCGACGACCGCGCCGGCTTCCCATCAGCCACTTGAAATCAGCGTCTTCAACATCTCGCGCAGATTTCGATCTGACGGCCTTTTCCGCTTGCGCGATCTCTTCGCCTTCAAAATCTGTCGGATCATGTTCCATGTCGCGACTGTATTGGATTCGCCATTGAATACGCGCACGCTACACGCGGCGCCGACGGCGGTAGCGGATCAGCCATTCCCTGAACAATCCTGACTCGCCAGACGGCGAGAACCACGCCCTGGCGAAGTACTGCGGAGCAAAGAATTGCTGGCTAAACACCGGAGATTACGATGTTCGTGCGATCCCCGACGACGCCTGGAAGTGGCACATCAGCTTCTACGGTAACGCCGCCGTCAGTAAATGCCATGTGCGCCGTGCCGGCGCCGGACGACTCCCCGACCAGCGTTGCAGAGATGACTTGAAGGTGAGCGCCGAGAGTGCGCGAACCGAGCAGGCGACCGACGACGGCTGCGGCGACAGCTTCGATGTCAGCCGGGGTTAGCGTCATCACTCCTGGCACAGTTCCGACCGCAGCAACCACGTCGCCGGATTCCGTTACTGATGCAGTGCCGGTGTGCGTCTTCTTCCCTACGCCAGCCGGAACATCGCCAGAATCGGTTACTGCCGCCGATCCTTTCTTGCCGACCGTACCTGCCGCCGCCGCAGAGTCGCCAGCTTCTACGACCGATGCTGAACCAGTCACCCCGTCGGTGCCGACTGACCCTGTAGCTGCCGCAATATCGGCGGCCTCTGTTGCCGCAGCCGCCCCTGTGGTCCCAACCTTCCCTGACGCTTCCGCTGCGTCTCCGGCTTCTGTAACCGCTGCTGCGCCAACGGTCCCAGCCTTGCCAGCAGCGGTTGCCGTGTCTGCCCCGTCGACTACTGATGCTGTTCCGCTTACACCACCCCCAGATATGGATGGGAGCCAAAACCGTGGCTGGTTGCTTGCGAAGACGGAGCCAGGACTTTTCAGTAGCGCAAGGTGCTCGGCGCGCGAGATAGCCCTGTTGTAGATCAGGACGTAGCCAAGCTCACCAGTAAGGAATGACGACGCACCATCGTTGCGAGCGCCGAAACAGATCGTCTCTGCTGTCTCGGCGGAAGCCGTGCCGACTGTCCTCGTGCCGGTTACAGCCTCCCCTCGGTGCAAATAGGCGGTTGTCCCGTCCCATACCAAAGAAATCTGAACAGGGTTCGTGCCTATTGTGCCGCCGGCAGCGTGGTAACTCCCACGGATATGTGTAGTGACAGCCCCAGCTTCCAGATACATATTGAGATGTATGGTGGCCCCTGACGATGCGGCGGTCTTTGCCACGAGAGTGCCGCTGACATTCGACGGCTGCCTGACCTGCACGACAATCGACCACCGCCGGTCAGAATCAGCGAACAGATCGACGCCAGCAACATCTACACCAAGCTTGACGTACTCGCTTGTCCCGTTGAGTTTCAGCGCTGGCCCGTACGGCGTCGTGACGACCTTGCCGCCGACGCGCAGCCCGCCGTTATCACCATCCGCCTGATTGAACCGGAAGTCGCCGCCGGCCGCATAGACCAGCCCGGTAGCCAGCGGCGATCCAGACAGGCCGACGAACTGCTGCGGGGCGTGTAGCCTCGGTGTTTTGAACGGGAAAGCCACGGCGGTTTAGACCGTCTGTGCCTGAATGCGCTCGTAGGTCAGAACGTGCTGGCCACCGGTTGCGTTCAACGCAACGGCGGTATCGTGCGCAACGAAAACACCCCAGAACTTCGGGAGTGACCCGCCGAACAACTGCGCGACGGAAACCGGACCGAAGAAGTAGTCTCGGTTCGACGTGCTGTCACTGATCATCGATGCGGCGAGCTTGACGATCCCATTCATGACATTGGCAGACGTGAATGTTTCAGCCGAATCTGTGCCGTCGAGAACATCAGGGTAGGTCGGCGTGCCGCTCGCGCTTGAGATGTTGGCGTAGACGTAGACGTTGATGTACCGGCTGGCGGTTGGAGACGTTCCGGCCCGGATTACCCCTGACAGCAAGTGATCTACATCTAGGTTGCTAGTGTTGTCGACCGCCGTCGACTCCTGGCCGGCGGTAAATACTCCTGCCGATCCACTCGCCAGCGACGCCAGGCTGATCGTCAGCGTAACGCTGGACGTCGATGGATACTTGGTCTTGATGTCTGACATGACTTACCACTCCATGGCGTCGGCTACGTCGCGGTAGTTGATAGCGCCTTCGAGCACCAGCAGGCCCGGATCATTTGTCGTACCT